TGAACGCTTCGCCGCCCTTGTCGCCGCTGCCGCAAAAGAAGAGATGCTCATGGCCGGGAACGACCAATGGCTTGAAGAGGCGCGGAAGGCTGAGCGCGAGGCGTGTGCGAAGGTGTGTGATGAGATGCACCGCAATCCGAGCGCAGAGCCCGACGAATGCGCCGCCGCCATCCGCGCAAGGGGGCAAGCGTGACGCCGCTGACGGTTGACCAGATCAAAGGTGCGGTGCACCGGGCGGGGGTGCCTTACGCGCTGCACCACAAAGCGGGACCGTCGAACGTGCCCGGCGGGGCGGACGGCCAATGGACGCTGCGGTGCGATACGGATCCCCGATTGCTGGTGGCGCGGGCGGTTGAAGCCGCGCACGGCATAGGGGCTGAAACGAAACACGGGGACGGGTGTTGGTCCTGGGGGCCGCAGCACTACATGTGCGCGTACCGGGAGCTGCGTAGGTTGCGCGAAGCGCTGCAGGATGACGGCAAGTAACGCCGCTCCGTTAATCTAGGGTGTTAACAACGTGGCGCGGGGGCGGTGCTTCCGCGTCTTTTGCATGGAGGGTATAGGGTGTGAAGTGTTTGCAGTGCGGGGGGCGTGCCGGGGTGCTAACCACTCGGGTGCTAGACAACGGGGCGCGTACCCGGCGGTACCAGTGTGCTAAGGCGCATCGGTTTACAACGTATGAAGTGTACGCGGTGCGGCCGGAGGCGCTGCGCGAAACTGAGGGCACGCCGGTGCTAAAAACCAAGCGCCTTGAGAAAGGCCTGGCGCTGCAGCAGGCGTGGTCCAGGATGGGTTCGCTGGGGGGTGCGGAATCTAAGGCGGAGGACTAGGGTTAACCCTGGTTTTAAGATGTTTAAGATTTTTAAGTGGTTTTACGCCCCCCCTATAGTTTTCGAAAAACGCACGTTTTTTGCTTCTGGATGTTAGGGTTTGCCCTCGTATATTACTGATTGCTTATATATCATCATTGTATTTTTTGCTCTTTTTATACGGAAGTGATTTTTTATTACTTAAAAAAGTTAAAACACTTAAAAAACTCAATAGAAACAACGACTTACGAACTTTTAAGTAGTTTTAAGATGGTTAAGTACTTGCTATGGCGTTCAATAGTATAGTCTTTTAAGTTGTATCTAGATCTAAGAACATCCTAAAACCACTTAAAAGTTAGCAGCTACTAAGTTAGAGTGCTCTGGACCAGTTAAAATTTGCTTAGATGTACAAACGGAGAACCACAAGATGGGTGTCTTTTTCAGTCCTGGCCAGAACCCCGCGTACGACGCTGCGGTGGCCCAACGGGAGCAGAAGCGGCATGCGCAGTTGGAGCGGGTAGAAGAGAAGCACGAGGCTGAGCGTGAGCGCATCGCGTTGCGTGTGCGGCTGATCGCGGAGCAGACCGAGCTTGAGCGGCTGCGCAAGCGAAACGAGCAGGCCGCGCTGCGCTTGAAGCAGCGGGCTGAGAAGCTGCTGGCTGCGCACAAGCAGGCGCTGGCGGAGCAGCGAGCGAAGGTTGACGAGCTGAAGCGCAAGCTGAGCTCTGAAGATGACCGCCGCCGGGATCGCCAACACGCCTTGGAGTGCCGCAGAGAGGCCGAGGCCACCGGCGCCAAGACCTACCTAACCGGGCTGGCTTGCCGCAACGGGCACGTGGCGCCTCGGTATGTGTCGTCCGGGGCGTGCGTGGAGTGCGACGCGATGTATGGGAGTCCGGGTTATACTAAGCGACGTCAGCTGAAGCAAGTTACCTAAGGAGTCCATCATGGACGTGACCGACCCACGCTACCCGCACGACCACCCCCGCTTCCAGAAGGAAGTGCACACCATGACGCAGGCAGAGGTGGAGATCTGGATGTCGGACGTCCCTGATGCCCCCGCCCCAGGCGCAGCTGAGCCGTACGAAGTCTTCATGCAGAGGCAGTCGTACTACACGCAGTACAGCAATGCGGTCATCATGGCGCGGGACGAGTACCGAGCGCAGAGCGAGAAGTTGGCGGTGCCCGCCCCGCCCGTAGGCGAGGACATACGCGAAGTGGTGGACTGGGTGCAGCGCACCGGCGAGACCCCCATCGAGTTCCTAGCTAAGACCTACCGCTCGTCCTCGGCCAAGACCAGCGACCGCATTACCGCCGCCCGCGCTCTGCTCGACTACGTCCACCGCAAGATGCCGCAGACCATCGACGTGAAGGACGACCGGCTGAGCAAGGAGATGGTGGAGCAGCAGACCGAGCTGATCAAGCGTGTGGAGGAGATGCTGTCGGAGCGCATCCAGGAGAAGAAGCAGTTGCAGCGGGTGAAGTGATGTGGTGCGTGCTCAAGTGCTGCAACGAGGTACACTTGGTTCCGGTTGACGACTACCGCCTGCACGAAGTAGGCGATGAGGGCGAGTGCTGGTGCCGCCCCGACGTGGACGCCGAGGGCGTCATCAAACACAACGCACTTGACGGCCGCGAGTGGTACGAGAACGGAGCACCCTTGCAGTGACCCGCACGCAGGACCTCGTACGGCAGCTTGAGGGGGTACACCCCGAATGGCGAGCGTTGCTGGACTGGCGGCTGCAGTGGTTGGAGTCGGCCCACTTGTACCAGCTGGCCCCCACCAATGTGCCGTGGGACATCTGGATGTTGCTGGCTGGCCGGGGCGCAGGCAAGACCAAGTGCGCAGGCAACGAGCTGGGCTGGCTGGCGCTGTCGAACCCTGGCACTCGCTCGCTGGTGACCGCGCCCACCTCCGGCGACATCCGGGACACCTGCTTCGAAGGCGAGTCGGGGCTCATGAACACGCTGCCCCGGTGGACCATAAAGAAGTATAACAGCAGCCTCAGCGAGATCCTGCTCTTCAACGACTCGATGCTCAAGGGCATCCCGGCCAGCGAGCCCGAGCGGTACCGGGGGCCGCAGTTCCACTTTGCCTGGTACGACGAGCTTGCCGCCATGGAGAAGCCCCAGGCCGCATGGGACCTCTCGCAGATGGGCGTGCGGTTGGGCAAGCAGACCAAGACGATCATAACGACCACGCCGAAGCCCATCCCCATCTTGCGCGACCTCATCCGGCGCGAGGGCGAAGGCGTCATCGTGAGCCGGGCGTCTACGTACCAGAACTTGGACAATTTGTCCAACAACTTTCGCAACAAGATCCTGCAGCTTGAGGGCACCGAGCAAGGCCGGCAGGAAATCCACGGCGAGCTGCTCGACCTCAGCGAGTCCGGCCTCTGGAAGAAGAGCTGGTTCAGGTTGCTGAACGTAGACGACGACACGCCCAAGTTTCAGCACGTGCTCATCTCGCTGGACACCGCGTTCACCAAAGACTCGCAGAACGACCGCACTGCGTGCACGGTGTGGGGCGTGTTCTACGACACCGACACCAAGTGCTACTGCGCGTTGCTGCTGGACTGCTGGGCGGACCGTATCAACTTCCCTGAGCTCCGCGAGAAAGCCCGCGAGCTGTGGATGGCCAGCTACGGGTCGCACGACCAGAAGGCCAACACGATACTGATTGAGGACAAGGGCTCCGGCATCAGCTTGCGGCAGGACTTGCAAGCCGAGGGCATCCCGGTCACCCCGTTCAACCCAGGACGGGCCGACAAGATCCAGCGAGCCAACGTGGTGGCTCCGTTGCTGAAGGACGGGTTCATCTACTTGCCGGAGTCGAAGAAGTACCCTGGGCAGGCCTCCACTTGGACTGACGAGATGATGGAGGAGATCACGATGTTCCCGAACGACGAGCACGATGACTACGTAGACAGCATCTCGCAGGCGCTGCACTATTTGAACCAAATGGGCTACTTGCGGTCGACCCTCGGTGTGCACCGGGACGACGACGAGGAGCCGTCCTACTGGCGTAAGAAGTACCATCCTTATGCCGCTTGATGTAACCAGTTACGGGGTGGCCGCATGCGCGGTGAGCAGGCCCGCTGCAAAAGTTCTAGGTTGCGCTAGAACCACCCCACCATACCCCGCCGAGCACCCTTATAATTGACCCCCATGACCGATGACGAGTACTTGGAACGGTTGGCCGAGATTCGGCCGAAGTCAGGCCGCAGGCCCGAGCAGCTGAACCAGTCGCGCGACGTGAACATCCCTGCGCAGTTGGCTCGCGGGTGGGCGGCGGGCACGTTGGGCTTGCCCGGGGACATTGAGGGGTTGGGCCGTGCGGCGCTGAACTTCAGCTTCGGACCGGGGGGCGTCAAGGTAGACCCCACCCCCGCGTTGCCCACCTCGGACTTCTACAGGGAGTACCTACCCGGTTATGACCCCGCTCCCGCAGCGCGGGCCGCGTCGGGGTTGGGTGCGTTAGCGGGCGGTGCCGGCGCTACGGGCGCGGTACGCGGCGCAGGCAAAGCGGCAGGGGCGTTGGGGCGCGGGGCGGGCGACGTAGCCAGCGCAGCTTTGACCGGCCCCCGCCCGGGCAGTTTGGCCGCACAGCGAGGCGTCATCAAGATGCCCGGCGGTAACTGGCTCGAAGGAAGGCTCACCCCAGAGCAGCTGGACTCAATAGGAAAAGGCGAGTACGTTACAGAGGCTGAGGTACAACGATTGCGAGATGCGTTGAAGGCTACACCAAAGCCCACCGAGCATCGCATGCTGCAGGGGTTCTATCGCGGCTACGCCGGCGAGTACGACGCGGCCAAAGCTGCCGAAGACGCCGGCATGGTGTTTGTTTCGCCGCAACGTGCAGCAGGTGAGTTCTACGCGCAGAAGCGAGCCAAGCAAACCGGCACGGAGCCGCACTTGGAGATGGTGTTGGCGGACCCGTTCGCCGGTTTTGCATACGGGCACAACATACCTATCGGGCCAACCAACAAGAAGATCGACTTCACCAAAGCTCGCCAGCTTCAGCCTGAGCACGTACAAGGGGTGACGAAGCTTTACGCCGAAGGCGGCGCAGTGCAGCGAGGCGTGACGCCGCTCGAGGAAGTCATGCGCGATCGGCTGCTGCGCGGGCTGTTGCCTGCCCCGTTTGCCGAGGGCGGCGGCGTAGGCTCCGAGATCACCGAGCCTGACATGAGCGACGGCGGCAAGATCATAGCCAGCGCCACACCATACTAAGGACACCTGACAATGGCTACTGAGTTTCCCTTGCCGCAGACCGAGTTGCCCGCTGGCCCCGAAGACATTGAGGGCATGAGCATTGACTTGATGGAGATGGAGTCAGAGGTTGAGGAGTTGCCTGACGGGTCCGCCGTGGTCCGTATGGAGGACGTTAAGGGTCCGGTAGAGGAGCCCGACTTCTACGCCAACCTGGCCGAGGACATCCCCTCCAACGACCTGTCTCGAATGGCCCAGAACTACCTGGACTTGATTGAGAAGGACAGAAACGCACGCGAGGAGCGCGACAAGCAGTACGAAGAAGGCCTGAAGCGCACCGGGTTGGGCAAAGACGCCCCCGGCGGTGCCCAGTTCCAGGGCGCCAACAAGGTTGTGCACCCGGTAATGGCCGAAGCGTGCGTGGACTTTGAGAGCCGCGCCATCAAAGAGTTGTTCCCGCCGGACGGCCCTGTGCGTACCAACGTGATTGGCGAAGCGGACGAAGCGCGGATGAAGATCGCCAACCGCAAGCGCGACTTCATGAACTGGCAGCTTACCGAGCAGATCGAGGAGTTTCGGGACGAGATGGAGCAGATGCTGACGCAGCTGCCCCTTGGCGGTTCGCAATACCTGAAGATGTACTACGATGGGCAGAAGCGCCGCCCGTGCGCCGAGTTCATCCCCATCGACAACATCTTGCTGCCGTTCTCGGCGGCGAACTTCTACACTGCGCAGCGCGCCACCGAGCAGCAAGACATCACGCAGATGGAGTTTGACCGGCGCATCAACTCCGGGTTGTACCGCGACGTGTCAATTGTGCGGGCCTCCATGGAGCCCGAGCCGACACACGCCGAGAAGGCCAACAATCGGATTGAAGGGCGCAAGTCGGACGAAAACATCGACGGCACCCGGCGCGTCTACCACATCTACACGTGGATGGAGTTGGATGACGACCCAATTACCAAGGGTGAGCTGGCTCCGTACGTTCTGATGATTGACGAGCTTGACTCGGAAGTGGTGGGGTTGTACCGCAACTGGGAAGAAGCCGACGAGACGATGACCAAGCTCGACTGGGTGGTCGAGTTCAAGTTCATTCCGTGGCGCGGGGCGTACGCTATCGGCTTCCCGCATCTGATCGGCGGGTTGACCGCAGCACTGACCGGTTCACTGCGCGCACTGCTGGACACTGCTCACATCAACAACTCGGCCACGATGCTGAAGTTGAAGGGTGCGAAGATCAGCGGCCAATCGCAGAACGTGGAGATTACGCAGATCACGGAGATTGAGGGCGCACCGGGCGTGGACGATGTTCGCAAGATCGCCATGCCCATGCCGTTCAACCCCCCGTCGCCTGTGTTGCTGCAGCTGCTCGGCTTTTTGACCGACGCGGCGAAGGGCGTAGTGACCACTAGCGAGGAAAAGATCGCTGATGTGAACGCGCAAGCTCCGGTGGGCACCACGCAGGCGCTGATTGAGCAAGGCGCGGCGGTGTTCAGCGCCATTCACGCTCGTTTGCACGCCAGCCAAGCGCGAGTGTTGCGCATTCTGAACCGGTTGAACCGGTGGTACTTGGACGAGCAGGTCCGGGGCGAAGTGGTGAAGGACCTGGACGTTGAGCGATCTGACTTCGCCACCGCCACCGACATCATCCCCGTCTCCGACCCGCACATCTTCTCCGAAACGCAGCGCATGGCGCAGGCCCAGGCGATCATCGCTCTGGACAAGCAATACCCTGGGGTCATGGACCCGCGAGCCATCGTGCGCCGCACTTTGAAGCAACTCAAGGTGCCCGACACGAAGGAGCTGATGGTCAACGACCCCGAGCCGAACGAGCTGAACGCGGCCGAAGAGAACGTAGCTATGTCGCTGGGTCGGGCGGCGTTCGCTTACCCGCATCAGAATCACTTGGCGCACTTGCAAGTGCACTTGGACTACGCGCAGAACCCCATTTACGGTGGAAATCCGCTGATCGCACCGCAATTTACACGTAATGCGCTTGAGCACGTGAAGCAGCACTTGGTTTTGTGGTACTCGAACCACATGAAGCAGTACGTTGAGGGGGCGTTGGGCCACCCGATTGAGGATTACGACACTCCGGCCATCACTTCGCAGGTAGACAAACTGTTTGGGCTGGCCTCGCAGCATACAAATCTCGACTCGCAGAAGGTTTTCGAGCGTCTAATGCCCGTTTTGCAGCAAATGGCGCAGATGGCAGCGCAGTTTAAGCCCGAACCGCCCATGGAGCCGGGCGATCGCGCACTGCTTGAGGCGGCAAAGGCCGAAACAGCACGCAAGGCCCAGCGTGACCAAGCGGACATTGCGCTGAAAACCGCCAAGGACCGCGCCGACAACATTATCAAGACCCGTGATCAGCAGATCAAGGTGGCGCTGAACGCCGTGGACAACCTGACCGAGGAGCGTATGCACTCCCAGCAGATGTCAGAGGACGCCGCACGCGTTCAGCAAGAGCAACAGCGGACCGCGCTGACCGCACTTCAATCAGCGCAAGGTAAACTAGGAGCATGACCACCATGGCTAAAGACGACAGCAAGCTGCCCGCCAAGGGCAATGACGCCGCCCAGAAGGGCCAGGACGTTCCCCAGCACAAGCGACTGGCGCAAGGCGATCCGCTGCCCGCCAACCAGCAGGGCAAGGGCGTTCAGAACGCCAAGTAACCAAACACGCTATGCGCTACGTCAGCGATTTCATAGGTGCGGTGAAAGCCGATCAGCAGCGCATAGCCGAATCATTGGTGTCTGGTAACGCAGCCACCCATGAAGCCTACCAACGGTTGGTGGGTCAGCACCAAGGGCTCGCACGAGCTCTGGAAATCTTGAACGACCTTCTTAGAGAAGAGGAAAGTAATGAGCGATAACACGCGGGACGCTTCGAACGAAGCAGCGTTGCGGGAAGCATTTCCTGCTGTAGACCCGGGAGCCCTACCTGTGGGTGGGCGCATTTTGGTGCAGTGGCGCCAGACCAAGAAAACGGTCACCAGCTCGGGCATCGTATTGGTTGAGGAAACCAAAGAAACCGAGAAGTGGAACAACCAGGTGGCGAAAGTTATCGCTATCGGGCCGTTGGCTTTCAAGAAGCGAGACTCGTTGGAACCGTGGCCCGAGGGCAACTGGGTCAACGTGGGCGACTACGTCCGTATGCCCAAGTGGGGCGGTGACCGGTGGGAAGTTCCCTTCGGTGACAAGGACTTGGGCGAAGTGGCCCTGTTCTCCATCTTCAACGACCATGAAGTCATCGCCAAGGTGACAGGTGACCCCTTGAAAGTGAAGGCCTTCCTATGAAAAGCACTGAGAAAGCAGAGCTGCAGATTTCTGAGGACGTGGACGGGTCGGCAGTGGTGCAGATGCCCGCTGACGAGCTGCCCAACGCCGTTGACGATGACGCGGGCGACGACCGCCCCGCAGCGTCTGTAGCCGACGATAACGAAGCGGATGACGGCTTGGATAATGATCCGAACCGTGAAGCTATTCGTGAAGCCCGACGCGAGGAACGCAAACTGAAGAAGCAGTTGCATCGCGAGAAGGCCAAAGAGTCGAACCATCTGATCAACACGCTGAAGCGCCAGAACGAGCAGATGGCGGAGCGGTTGGCAGTGTTGGAAAAACGCACCGCCGGAGCCGACGTGGCCCGGTTGGACAAAGCCATCGAGGACGGCCACCTGCGTATGCAGTACGCCAAGATGAAGGTGGCCGAAGCGACCAAGAAGAGCGACGGGCAGGCGCTGGTCGAAGCGCAGGAGTCGTGGTACGAGGCGAGGCGCAACTTGGAGTCGTTGGAGGCGTTGAAGCGCAAGGCCAGCGCCGAACCCACGCAGTCTGCAGTGCCTAAAGCACCGGACCCTCGGCTGAAAAAATTGGCCAGCGACTGGATGGCGCGCAACGATTGGTACGACCCCAACGGCAAGAACACCGATTCGAAGATCGCCATCAAGATCGACGAAGAACTTGTTGAAGAGGGTTGGGACCCGACCTCCGAGGACTACTGGCAAGAGCTGGACACTCGGTTGTCGCAGTACCTGCCCCACCAGTACAAGGGCCGCGCTGAGCCGGGCCGCACGTCGCGCCCGCGTGCGCCGGTCACGGGCTCGGGTCGCGAGTCCGCGCCCACTTCCCGCCCCGGCGAGTACCGCCTCAACCCCGACCGGGTAAAGGCGATTAAGGAGGCGGGCAAGTGGGACAACCCGGTGGAGCGGCAGAAAATGATCCGCCGCTACGCCGAGTACGACCGTATGACGGGCGCACGCTAAACTCCCGAAAAAACGAGCTAAAATTTCAATCAACCCAGCCCTTGCGAACGCAGGGGCGAAGGAACCCAAATGAGTGACGAACGTCTCAAGAAAGATCTTACCGCCGGTGGTCGCGAGTCCCGCGCAACGCAGGACAGTCGCCGCGCTCCGGCATCAGATGAGCTGGCGAGCGCGCAGGAGCGTCGTAGGATGTTCCGTACGGAGTGGATTCAAGAATCTCTTCCGAAACCCCCGGACATTCCCGGGTATCACCTGTGCTGGCTTTCGACCACCAACGGCTACGACCCTATCCATAAACGCATGCGGATGGGTTATGAGCCGGTCAAGATTGAAGAAGTACCTGGCTTTGAAAACTACAAAGTGAAAGCCGGAGAACATACTGGATTCGTAGCTTGCAACGAAATGCTGCTCTACAAGCTTCCTTTGGATATCTACCAGCAACTGATGGAGGAGCTGCATCACTATGCTCCCCAGGAGGAAGCGGACAAGATCCGCGTCCAGGTTGAGAACATTCAAGGGGCACGCGACAGCAACGGCAGGCGTCTTGGCACGATCGAAGGTGAAGGCATTAGTGACCTTGACAAACCCATGCCCGTACCTGTATTCCAGTGACGGGAAATCGAACCTGACTTTGGAGTAAGACCATGTCTTCTACAAATGCTCCGTTCGGCCTGCGCCCCGCTTTCCATCCCTCTGGTCTGGATCGCGCTCAAGCGCTGGCTAACGGTATTCAAGCTGTCTCTACGAGCGGCAACGTCTCTGCTGGCTATGCCACGACTATCCTGAAGGGTCAGCCCGTCAAGATGGACACTGGCGGCTATATCGTGGTTGCCGCTGCTGGCGATGCGTTCCTTGGCGCCTTTGCGGGTGTTGAGTGGACTGACTCGACTGGCCGTCGGCGTGTGTCTAACTACTGGCCTGCGAACGAGTCGTTCCAAGTCGGCTCTGTCGTTGCCTATTTCTACAGCGATGCCAACATCGTGTATGAAATCCAGGCTGACGGCACGCTGGCTCAGACCTCGATTGGCGCTGAAGCTGATTTGAGCAACACGACTGCTGGTTCTACGACCACTGGCCTGTCTGCTGCAACGCTGTCAACCACGTTGGTGGCTTCGCCCAACACTGCGCAAATGCGCATCATTGACATTGCCCCGTACCCCGACAATGCTTGGGGAGACACTTACGTAATCGTCCGTGCAACCATCGCCGAATTCCAATTCGCCGGTGTTGCTGGTACGGCTGTTTAATAAGGAGGGAGTGAACCATGGCCGCTCCGATGCGCAGTACTGACTTTAGGTCAGTCGTTGAGCCTATCCTGAACGAAGTCTTTGACGGGGTCTACGACCAACGCAAGGACGAGTGGAGCCGCGTGTTCCGCGAAGAGCAGGGTATCCCCCGCAACTACCACGAAGAGCCGGTTCTGTACGGCTTTGGCGCGGCTCCGCAGTTGCCTGATGGCACTCCGGTTTCGTACCAGCAGGGTGGTGTGCTGTTCCTGAAGCGCTACGTGTACAACGTGTATGGCCTGGCCTTCGCGTTGACCAAGGTACTGGTCGAGGACGGCGATCACATTCGTATCGGTCAGACCTACGCCAAGCACTTGGCGCAGTCGCTGATCGAGACGAAAGAGACGCTGTCGGCCAACGTGCTGAACCGCGCCTTCAACTCGTCGTACCCCGGTGGCGACGGCGTGCAGCTGAACTCGGCTTCGCACCCGATCGTCAACGGTACGTTCTCCAACCTGCTGACGACCGCAGCTAACCTGTCGCAGACCTCGCTTGAGCAGATGCTCATCCAGATCCGCCAGGCTGTGGACAACAACGGCAAGAAGATCCGTCTGGTGCCCCGCCAACTGGTGGTGGCCCCGGGCAACGTCTTCCAAGCCGAAGTGTTGTTGAAGTCGGTGCTCCGCGCCGGTAACGCCAACAACGACATCAACCCGATCAAGTCGATCGGCTTGCTGGACGAAGGCGCTACCGTTCTGTCTCGTTTGACCAACGCCAACGCCTGGTGGGTTCAGACCGACGCTCCCGAGGGAATGAAGCTCTTGATGCGCCGCGCTCTGGAGAAGACCATGGAAGGCGACTTCGAGACCGATTCGATGCGCTACAAGGCCACCGAGCGTTACGACGTGGGTTTCACCGATCCTCGGGCGATGTACGGCACGCCGGGCGTCTAAATCTCAGAGGGGGCTTCGGCTCCCTCTCCTTCAAGGAGAAAGACGATGGCACAAACGTATTTTGGTAGCACTGTTCGCGCCGGTTCCGACACTCTGACGGACTCGGTTGACGGTGGCTTCATGGTGCTGACTCAGACGACCACGGTGACTACCCTCGCCGATGGTTCTGCTGTCACCAGCACGCTGACGCTCCCAATCGATTCGCAGATCCTGAACTTCTTCATTGATTGCACGACCACTCCGGTGGTTGGTGGTGGCACGGCGACGACCGTTCCTATCACGATTGGCACTGCTGCTGCTGGCACGCAATACCTGTCGTCCACCAACGTCATCTCTGGTGGCCGTGCTTCTTTGTCGTTCACTGCGGCTCAGTTGGAAGCCATGCGTGACATTACCAGCACTACGCTGGCGTTCACGGTTGACCCCAACGGAACCGTTTCTACCACCCAAGGTGTTTACCGCTGCACAGTGGTTTACGCCCAGAAAGTTTAAGGAGGTTCGATATGGGCCAATTTAAGCCGATGGTGAAGATGGAGACCACCGAGCCGTCAGTCATTCTGAAGTTGAAGAAGGGCGGCTCGGCCACCCGTGAACGGCTCATGAAGGACGGCGCCGAGTCCGGCTTCTCGCCTATGGCACGCCCCATGGCGCGTCCTATGCCCCCCGCTCCAATGGCGCGACCCGCGATGGGTCGTCCCATGATGAAGAAGGGCGGCAGCGCTGAAACTCCCGCGATGCATAAAGCCGAAATGAAGGCCATCAAGGGAGTTGACGAGAAGCTGAGCAAGCACGCCGACAAGCCCGCATCCAAGGCCCACAAGGGGCTGAAGACCGGGGGAGTGGTTATGGGCCAGGGCGGCTTCAAGAAGGGCGGCGCGGCGTGTTACGCCAAGGGCGGCGGGGTGGAGGGCAACGTGTCCTCGGCCAAGCCGGGGGTGACCGGCACCTCCACGGGCGATGTTCGCAAGAGCAACGCTGGCGGCTACATGAAAGGTGGTGCCGCAAAAAAAGCCTATGCTACGGGGGGCGCAGTTGACACTGGCCGTCCCGTAGCGATGCCCAAGAAGCCGCCTTCTACACCAGTCTCGATCAACCAGCTATCTGGTACGTTCAAGAAGGGTGGGAAGGTCTGCTAGACAAGCGGGGGCTTCGGCCCTCGCTTCAGTTTTGATACATTAGGAGGCGTCTATGCGTCCTGTAAGAGTCTCGGTTTCTTCGCAAACAGTTTCTAATCCGATTCCTTTAGACGTAAATGTTGACCCGTTCAGCGTCGGCATAGGAGTAGCTGTAACTGGCGGGGCGACCCTGACTTACACCGTACAGCACACCTTTGACGATGTGTGGGCGTCAAACTTCAGTCCTGCTACTGCTGTCTGGTATCCAAACACCAGTTTGTCTGCTAAAACAGCGTCATTGGACGGGAACTATGCTTTTCCGATAACTGCTGTCAGGCTCAATGTGACTGCTTGGACAAGCGGCACGGCGACCATGACAGTGATTCAAGCCGGTATCTAGGGGTAAACCATGGCTGTCGATATTGGAGCGTTGCGTAAGTTTCAAGATCTGTGGGGGCCGGTGCTTGAAAGCATCCCTGCAGTGATTGATGCTTCTGCCAAGCAGGACGATCTGGCTCGAGCCATTGCGGCGCAGGGTAGGGCGCTGGACAAGGCCAAGCAAGAAGTTGATGCCGTCTACGAAGAGGCGGACAAGCGGATTGCTGCTGCGAATGCGGAACTTGAGAGTGCAAAGGCGCAGAAGGTTCAAATCTTGAACAGCATCGCTGACGAGCGGCTGAAGGCCAAAGATGCTGCTGATGCTGCCATGACGTCTGCTCAGGAACTCCTGGACGAAGTCAACAAGCAGGTATCGCAGGCCGCGGCGAAGCTCAGCAGCATTGAGTCTGACTATGCAGCCAAGCTCTCGAGTGCTCAGGCTGAGCATGATGCAGCGCTGAGCAAGATGGCTAGCGAAGCCAAGGCGATGGAAGACCGGCAGTCAAAGGCAGAAAAGGCTCTTGAAGCGCTGAAGGCAAAGCTGGGGTAAGCCGTGTCGGTCAGCGGGGTAACCCAGTCCTACCCAGTACAGGCCTACTACCTCAACAATTTTGTTGATGGTGACCCCTTGTACCTGGGCAAGGTGAGCAACGTAAACACATGGCTCATACAGAAGTTCAGCACCTCAACGGGTGTGATGCTGTGGGCTAACGTGTCTACCAACCCTGCTTACACGACCTATGCGTCTGCGTGGGCCAACCGTTTAACTCTGACGTATTCAGAGTTTCAAGATCTCAGCCATGTGTAGAGGTAACCGATGGCAAAGTCAATAACCACTTGCAACAACCTGCTCAAGCTGATCTTCAATGCGACGGCTTGGGCAAACATGGCGGACAACGCCTCCTCGTCGCCGTACACCAATCTGTACGTTGGCTTGTATACGGCGGATCCTGGCACGGGCAACAACCAGACCACCAACGAGACTTCGTACACCAACTACACCCGGATCGCGGTTGTGCGAACGTCGAGTGGATGGACGGTTTCAACCAACACGGCAGTGAATGCTGCGCTGATCCAGTTCCCTCAGTGCGGTGCCACGGGCGCTACACTGACGTATGTGGCGATTGGGACGGCTGCGAGTGGTGCGGGTAACGTGCTGTACGCTGGCGCGTTGAACAGTTCGCTGGCGGTTGCGTCAGGCATTCAACCGCAGTTCAATGCTTCGGCTCTGACCGTCACGGAGACTTGAATGGACCAGCCCAATCTTGCCAAGG